TAATAACCCCATCTTGGTTTTATCAAAGCCAGAGAAGTGAGAGGTTCTTTTTCTTATATCCCTTTCATGTAAAATTATAATGTCATGACCAAAATGCTTAAATTTTAAATCCTCAACAGCCTTAACTACAGTGCTTGTGTAGTATTTCTTGTGAAAAACACAGAATGAGAGGACAAATACAGGAAAGTCTGGATCGTTGTTAAGCATATCAACACTTCCACTCTCATCCACATAAACAATATAATCGCTAAACTCCACACCCCACTCCAATACCCAAGCCGCATATAGCGGCTTTTATTATTTTCTAAATTCTCTGTGATGCTGAACAACTACACCAATAATTGAAATAGGGTGCTTTTGCGAGTTATGAATAGGGAAATCTGGATTTAGCGGAACCAATTCAAACACTTCACGACCATGCTCATCAAAACCCACAACCCTGTATTTCTTGAAAGTAACTTCATAATCACCATTTTGAGCTACCACATAATCACCAGGCTGAGGAACGATTGACGCATCAATCACAATATCATCACCTGGCTGAAAGTCTGGATACATGCTCATACCTTCGACTGTCACACTAAAAATAGTGCTCGGGTCTTTATTCTCATATGTGGTGAGGGTATATCCCTTTGGCTCACCGCCATCATATGCGACTTCTCGCCACAATCCTGCCTGAACAAAATCCAACACTGGAATCCTTGTAAGTTTTTTTCCGTTAAATCTGACGTTATTAAAGCCTTTATCGTCTTCTTCTTTTGCAGGGCCACCAAGATTCTTAAGACCCTCACCATCCAAAATCCATTCAGGTGATGTTTTTAAGGCTTTTGCAAGAGATGTGATGCTTTTGCCACTAGGGACATTCACACCCGAGATCCATTTGGAGACCGTGCCTTTACTAAGGCCTGTGGCCTCAATCAGATCAACTTGCTGAAGGTTAAGTTCCTTCATTCTCATCAAGATACGCTCAGAAACGCTGCTCATTGCAAAAATACCCATAACAATTGTTTCCAATGGTAAACACTATTATTGACCTAAAAAGAAACTTATGGTTTACTTAGGGAAACTAAAAGTTTATCAAGGTAAACATTATGACTGTCGATGACGTAAAGGAGCATTACAGAGCTGAAACTGATGCAGACCTAGCGCGAATTTTAAAAAAAACTCGCGGAGCAATTAGTAAATGGCGCTCATATGGAATTCCAGCTTCAACCCAAGCAATTCTCCAGATTCAAAGTAAAGGCAAGTTAAAGGCAAATTTAGAAGCCTTAATTGCTTAAACCAATTATCAACAACTTAGTGTTTTTAATAAACGTGAAAGTAAACAAGGTGTTCACATGGATATATCGAAAGAGACCAAAACCGCATTGCACAAGATGGTGCACCAGTCGAACGGCATCACTCCAAAAGAGATAGCTGATCTTGTTGGTGTGTCTCATAACACGATTTTGAACTATGCCAATCCAAACATGGAAAACCATCTGCCGAGCCTAAAGGCATTTGAAGCAATGCTGACCTATACGCAAAACCCAGCACCATTAAAAGTATGGGCGCACAAATTAGGTTTTGTATTGGTTCCAGTAGATCAAGCTCAAGGCAAGGATCATGAGCTAGGTGTTCTTGAATCACTGCTTGGCATGAATGTAGGCAATGGTGCAGCAAACAAGCAGGTTTTATCTGCTCTGGAAGATGGTGTGGTAACACCTGCCGAAATGGATGAGACGGATCGCATCCTGGAAGAAATCGAACAGAAAATTCAATCTTTGCGAAAGGCCATGAAAGGCGAGTGTGCAAAGTATTTATCAGCTCTACAACGAGAAAAAGCCTGAGGTTAGAACTCAGGCTTTTTCGGTGTTCAAATCATCGGAGACTTAAACTATGAACATGTTAACACAAGGAAATTTTAACACAAACGAAGTAACAATGTCATCACTTGAGATTGTTGACTTTATTAACGAATACCGCGCTAAAAACGAAAGCAACCCAGTGCAACTTCGTCATGCTGATTTTATGGCGAAAGTTCCAAAGGTTTTAGGTGATAAGGGTCTACGAAATTTTTCGGATACCTATATTCACCATCAAAACGGTCAAACATACCCGTGTTTTAAACTCCCAAAACGCGAAGCTTGCTTAATGGCTATGTCATATAGCTATGAGCTACAAGCTCAAGTTTTTGACCGCATGACTGCAATGGAAGAAGCACTTAAGGCTAAAAATAGCTTCGACATCACCAATCCAGCACACCTGCTTCAAGCAATCGAAGTACAAGCCAAACTCAATATTGAGCTAACTCAAAAAGTAGCAGTACTGGAACCAAAAGCCAAAGGTCTAGACCGCATTGCTGACTGCACCAATGTACTTGGCATCCGCGAATCTGCAAAGGTTCTCAAGGTTGGTCAAAATCAGTTAGTTCAATACCTTATTGACCACAAGGTTGTATACCGCGACCAGCACGGAAAAATTCAGGCTTATCAAAAATCTGTTGATCAAAAGCTTATTCATGTTGTGACCTCTGCACCTCGCTTATTTGAGTCGGGTGAAAAGGTATTCACACAGGTAAAACTTACTCAAAAATTAATTACTCGCATTGCGAAGTGGTTAGAGCAAGGAGTAGCCGCATGAGTGCCTTAAAAAAACATGAGGACAACATTGTCCCTTTCAGCAAAGGTAAAAAAATGGCCGACAAATTTGACAAAGGTTATGTCATGTCAAGCCGCCTTTACCGCAATGAAGTTGAGCCTTTCTTGAGTGATGCGGCAATGCGGATCTATGCGCGATTGGAGAATTACCTAACTGGATTTAACAAGGAATCTGATTACGTTAGTTACTCTCAACTGCAAGGCAATAAAAACCTTGCTGGGTCTCGCACTCTTGGGCGAGCAACTGTTGCAAAAGGCCTTAAAGAGCTGGCTGAACTTGGGGTTATCAGTATCATTGGAAGTCACCCAAAGTTTGGCAACAAGTACCTCTTGAATGAGGTTTCTTTGGTTGAGAAGTTCAGTAAAAAGACTAGTTCAGAATCTAAACTAGTTCAGAAAGTGAACCACACTAGTTCAGAAAGTGAACCGCAACCTAGTTCACCAACTGAACACTCAATAGATATTACTTATAGATATTTAAATATAGATATTTATATAAGCCCACTTCGCTCTAAAAAATTAATCGTCATCTTCAACAACAGCCTATTTCTTGAAAAACAGGAAAAGGCCAAAGCCGAAGCTGAACGCAAAGACAAGGCTCGCAAATTATCTTATGACGAAGTGATCAAATTAACTTCAGAAAGATTTTCACTTCTCTGTGATTTCTCTCTCTGGGAACAATACGTATCTAGTCGCTCTCTAACAGCTAAAACCAAATTAACTAAGAATGCCCTGAATACAATTTTTAAAGATTTCCAAAAATGGGGATTTGAGGGCAGCAACCAGTCTTTAAAAACTTCAATCACTGGCAACTATCAAGGTTTGTTTGCACCAAAGCAGCAATTCACACCTGGACAACAAAACAAACCATCTCGCTGGGATGAAATCCAACAGTTGATCGCACAAGAGGAGCAGGGCAATGACAGCTATGGTTACTAATCAACAGACTGCGGTTCAGCCAATCAAGACAGGTCAACTGGTTGCAACTTTCAAAGCAATTGCGCCACGTTCCTTTGAAAAAACATTTGAAGGTATGCCGATTGAAGCAATCAATCATGCAATGAAAATTTGTGTTGAAGATCTTTCACGAGAGCAGGTTACAACAGGTCTTCGCATGGTTCGTGATAACGGCTTTTGTCCAGATCCGGCAATGTTCCGCAAATGGTGCCTTGGGATTACAGGTTTTGGTACTGAGCAACAGCGCTTTGTGGATTCATTCAAAGGGAAACATGCAGCACTGGGCAATATCGTGAAATGGCTGGGTGATAACAATCATCCAATCACAAATGCCGAAAAAGAAGCGTATGACCGCTGTTATGAAATGTTTGCTGAGATCCAGTGGGCAAAGAATGCCGATAGAGCCTCTTATTTAGCGTATGAGGCGTTTAAAGATAACTATGTGGACGTAGTTAAGGAGTATGCCGAACAAGGGCAACAGCAAGCAATCTGGGAGCGTCCTAAGGCCATCGAGAAAAAGATGGTGGCTGATCTTGGTGATTGGGGTCATGGGCCTGCACCAGAGCCTAGTCAGCCACTTCAAGGTGATGAGCTTAAGAAGTATCTGGAAGAAGCCAAACAGAAAATTAAAGGTTTTAAGGAAAGCGCAGGGGGTGGGGTGTGAAATTAGATCTTACTGATCGTCAATACCAAGTACTGCAATGTGTTAAGGATGCAAAAGCACAAGGCAAAAGACCTTACACCAAAGGCGTGGTAAATCGAATGAAAGCCAAAGGGTATGACATAACTGAGCGCCAATGCTCTTATGACTTAAGTGTGATTATTCGTACCAAAGGAACTGGCGTGATTAGCATGCGCCTTGGAAGTAAGCCAACTCTTTGGATTTACGACGAAGGTTGTGCCAAGGATGGTGCAGCATGAACGAAAGAAAGTATCAGCACAACAAGGCAGCCTCATTAAATCGTGGCATTGACGTTTTACTTGTTATTAAAAACACACCAATCGCCACAACCAAGGAAATCAAAGATCAAGCGCTGCCATACATGACGATTAGATCGGTACAGCGCTACTTAAAAACCTTGGTGCAAGTCGGTCTTATTGGATTTGTTGGGGGAGGTAATGATGAGTATCGCTACTTCCTTACACCTAAAGCCAAGCAATTATTTGGAGTCCAAGGATGAACATCAACAAAGCAGAATTTTTAGAACTCGTAAAAGCTGAAAGCGTAGCGCGTAAATCAACAGCGGTTCCGACTGAGAGAGAAAAGCTGCGTAAACAGCTAAACCGTGACGTTAAGAAGTTTCTTAAGAGTGGCGGGCAGGTTGAGCAGTTACCAGGTACGGAGTTTAAACCACGTCCACAGCGGTCAACGGTGGAAAGCAGTGAAAATGGATATATTTCCCAGTATCAGAAAACGCGCCTGGTGGACTGGTGTAATTCGGGCGGACATTCGAACCCGAGGCGCAATATTTTATCTGAACTAACTGGTATTTCGCTTCAACGAATTAGACATACCACGGTGATGGGTCATAGCAACCGCTTAACTCGGGGTGAGTACAAGCAAATCTGTGCGGTGATACCGAAGGCCGAAGAATTGCAGAAATTGCGCGACGATGAAGTGCTTAAAAGGAAGGTGCTTAAAGAAAAAACAATACAAAAAAGAAGATATCAAAAAAGGAAAGCAGCATGAATTTAATTGAAAAAACAGAATTAAAAGACTGTGACCATGACTGGGAAAATATTTCCACAATTGGGGACACCAAACGTCAACTTATCTGCACTTACTGCTCAGAACAAAAAACAGAACCTTTTTATGTGAATGTAAAACAGTGGTCGGATGAGGAAACTGATCATTGCACGGACATCAAGAACCATATCAGCCCGAATACGAAGGTGATTGAGCATGAATGATTTTGAAAAGTGGTTTGAAGATCAGGACTTCTACACAAACATGCGATTCATCCATGGTGACAAGCTGTTTGATAAGGATGGCGATGTTTATCGGGTGCTGCCGGTTCAGATGACTTATTTGGCTTGGAGCACACAACGTCAGCGCTCTAAGGATGAATTTGTTGCTATCACTCAAGAATGGCACACCAAAGGCTGGAATGCTCGTCAGGGTGAGATTGATGAGCTAAAAGCCCAGCTCAACAACATGGAGGCTTGTTATATCGAGAAGAAGAAGGAGTGTAAGGAGTTGCAGGGTCGGATTAATGATGTAGAAGCTGAGTGCAAGGACTGGCACAGGTCATCAGGGTCGGGATTAGCAGTTAGGATTTTAGAGGTGCTGCGAGGTGAGTCATGAAACTAACTAAGCAGCAGCGCTCAGAACTAAAAATGAAGTTTGGTGGTCACTGTGCTTATTGCGGTGATCAATTGGGTGATAAGTGGCATGCGGATCATATTGAGGCGGTGAAGCGTGATTTTGATATGAAAAAGTGCGAAAAGACGGGTTACATGATTCCTGTGTCTAATGGGGTTTTATTCAGACCTCAAAATGACACCTTGGAAAATATGAATCCATCTTGTGTTCCTTGCAATATAAATAAATCTTCAATGCCTTTGGAGTCTTGGCGTAGATCAATTGCGCATTATCGTGATGTGCAATTACTGCGTGATAGCACTCACGCACGTCACTTGCATCGTTTCGGATTGATTGAGATCAAACCTGATCCGGTGGTGTTCTTTTTTGAAAAGTGGGGTGCCAATGACTAATCTCCGTATCACCGCAGCACAGGCACGAAAAGCCGGTATTGGCCCTCGATTTGGCGTAACAGCCAAGTCAGGGAAAAAGAAATCCAATCCAGATCCAATGCCAAAGGTTCCGGCCCATCTGGTCGAAGGAAAGGGTTTTGGTGTGATGAATGATGAATTGCTCTGGTGTGAGGTTTTAATTACACCTCCTTCGGTGAATCATTACTGGATTCGTGGGGCCAACAAGACCAATCGATTAAGTAAGCGTGCAATCCACTTTATTGACGTTATGAAGCGTTTTATCGAGCCGGCAGGGTATCAGGGCAGAGTTCGCGTAAAGATCGAATACGCGCCACCTGACGCGAAAATACGCGACATCGATAACATCGTAAAACCATGCTTCGATGCTTTGTCAAAAGGTGGATTGATTCTGGATGATTCCCAGGTGGATGAATTGCTTGTAAAGCGGTTGCCATCAGAAAAAGGCGGGAAGCTGATTATTCAAGTTGAAAAGTTAAGGGTTTGAGGGTGGATGGGGATGAATGCGATGGTTGAAAAATTTGAACAGTTTGAATGGTTGATTCGGGGTACTACAGCAAAGTCACCTAACTTTGAGCCTGTGGTACATGGGACTAATGAGAAGCCTCTGGATTATCAAGATCGTCTTGGTGCGGTGGCATCCATGGAAACGCAGCTTGCTAAGTCAGTTACAGCATTGATTGTCTTTGAAGGCAAATCCGAAATGGATTATAGACATGTGCAGTCACACCTTGCACTCATCATGTCTACAAATGCAAAGCTGGAAAAAAGACGAGATCCTGCCAAAGTGACCATTGATGAGATGGCATCAATGATTGCACGGATGGTAATAGACTTTTCTCTTAATCCTGATTTGGAGAATAATTTTACAGCTCAAGGTCGATTGTATTATGCAGGTCTGCGTAGCTGGCAGATGGATGCTGAATGTTATCGCAAGACATGGAAGCAATATGAAAACCTTATGGTTCTAGCCATTGAGAATGCAATTGATGAGGCAGCCAAAACCATTAAAAGTTATCGAAAAAATACTTATAAAGAATTTGAAGCGTAGGGATTCCATTATTCCGGAAACCGAGGTATAGTTTCACTATACTGGTCGTATTTCGGTTCAACCGAGACCAAGTGTTATCTGATAAAATGTTGACTGCTAGGAAAGACTAGTAAAGGCTCATCGAAAGGTGGGCTTTTTTAATGCCCTGAGAAATGTTGGTGTAAGCAATATCAGGGCACCAGATTCTAATTAGGTCGAATTCGCCATAATTAAAACTAAAGCTTAACTCCGGTATAAGCTCCGGTGTAAGGAGATCCACATGCTCCAATTCCTAAAACGCCTATTCTGCTTTCATCACTACGATTATGAGTCTGATATTTTTATCCAAGTGGAATGTCGTAAGTGTGGAAAGGCCAGAGATAATTACACGAATTAGCCGGACGTATTACGGCAAACAAAGCCCCTCGCATTCTAGATGTTGAGGGGTTTTTCTTTTCTTATTGGTGGTACCCATGACAGACAAAGTACAAGCTAAACAAGACTTAGAATTTTGCAGTACTGAGCTGTCTAAGTATCAGAATCTTAGTCGATCAGGATTGACGCTGAATGAGATGCGAACCATTGACGGCATTATGATTAAGCTAAAAGAACGTATTAAGAATTTGCGTGTAGCACTGTATGCGTGATGCAAAGCGATTAGCAGCAATCAGAAGGTTGCCATGTATTCGATGCGGCAATCCAAACTCACAAGCAGCTCACAGTAATTCAGCCAAGCATGGTAAGGGTAGATCGATTAAGGCTTCTGACCAGTTCACAATTCCCCTTTGTTTTAAATGCCATGCTGCATTCGATCGTTTTGAATTGGGTAATCGGGCAGAGAGTGAAGCGATGTTTGAGAAGTGGTTGGTGAGAGTTGAGCGGATGTTGAACCAAACAGATAAAGAGATTTTTTAACTGAGCCGTGTGGCTCTTTTTTTTGTGAGAAGAAAATGAAACAAGTAACAGAGTTCACGATTAATTTTTTAGATGGCTCGGCAAGCAAAAGCGATATCGATGCATTTGTTTCTAAGTTGAAGGCAGGCGAACTTGATAGTGAGCTTAATGAAATTAAAGAAATGATCGAAGAGCAGTTGTCATACGTTAATCCTCTTAAGATTAAGAAGCAGGCTGAGTTTCATAAGTTGGGCCATCATAATCAACGTGTTCTTGATGCTTTAAACAACATCAAGTCATCTGAAGATGTAGATCAAGCATTAGTGGATTTCAAAGCAATCTTTGCCTAATCGATAGGGAGATGGGAAATGCAAAAAGCCGTGTTTCCTATTAACTCCCATGCCGACATCACCAAAGCTATTAACTACATGCATACGAATTACACTCAGGCGATTAATGAGGGTAAGCCTTTACGCGTGGTGATTGATCAGAAGGAAGATAAGCTTTCAGATGCTCAACGCAGACTGTACTGGCTATGGATGACTGAGTATGGAAAGCAGCGCGGTTTAGATAAAGAAGAATCAGCAGCATTCTTCAAATACAAATATCTGTCGATCATCTTTAATCGTGACAATGTTGGCGAATATCCAGAAACATTCAAGGTCATTCGGGATTTAAGAGAATCGCGCAATCCGGGCTATGAGCCATTAAGACAGTTTGTATCAAATCGAATGAGCATTACAGAAGCTACAACAAAGCAGATGGCTGAATTCTTAACTGATATTGAAATGTGGTGCTTGAAAGATGGTGTGAGGCTGACTTGTCCAGATGATCTTAAATATGTGATGGAGATGAGCTGATGATATGCCAGGGCTGTGAAGCAAGACGTAAATGGATAGAGAAACAATATGAGCGATCAAAAGAAAGAATGCGGTTGTGCATCGAACGACTTACTTCTAAAGCTACTCGAGCAAAACAACCAACTAATAAACCAGGTGGCCCAAGTCATCCAGATCAACAATGAACAGAATGCTCAGATCAATGAGCTATTGATTCAATTGGAGGGTGATGAGGATGAGCAACCTAAGAAGAAGTCACCTTATTTGGATTGATGGTTATGAAGTTACCCAGACTGCAAAGCAAACTACAGGCGATGACACCGAAGGCACCGAGACCACCTAAGAACAATTGGGGTCAAGGTCGTGGTGGTAGACCGTGGCGCAGACTCAAACAGAAGATTCATACACGTGATGAATGGACCTGTTGTTCATGTGGCCGTGTGACTATGGAGCTTGAGTTGGACCATATCGTTAATGTGGCTCAAGGTGGTACGGATGATGAAGTTAACCTTCAGTCGTTGTGTGTGCCTTGTCATAAGAAGAAGACTAGTCAGGAGAGTCGAGCGTGACTAAGCAATCAATAGCGGCTGCAATTGTTTTTGGTGTTTTAATTATTCAAACAATCTTGCTTAAAATCTCATTTGAAGCCAATCCTGACTCATTTCTTATAGTTCTCATGGGTTTTGCGCTTGCGGATATATTTTCTGCTGCAACTTATGGGATTTTTGCGGACTAGGGTGGGGGAGTCAAAAAGTTTGAAACCCTGAGCCAGCGGACACCGCCCACCATCTCACTTATAAAAAAATTTCCCATTTCACAAATATGTTAAAGGAGGGCATATGGCTTTAACAGCAAAAAAGAAGGCATTTGCCCAATCTAAACATGATGGTGCAGATAACAGGCAAGCCGCTATATTCGCGGGTTACAGTCCTGAATCGGCATCACAAGCCGGATCAAGATTAGCTAAAGATCCTGATGTGATTGCACACATTGAAAGGCTTAAGATTAACACCGAGGTTAAAGCTGACGTTAAACCCGATCCGAAGCCAATTATTACCAAAAAAGACATTGAAACTGCTGGCAGTCGTGCTGACCCGCTCAAATTTTTAGAAGAGATTTGGACCGATCCGGTTGAAGACATGAAAATGCGAATGGATGCAGCAAAAGCAGCACTTCCATATTTCCACGGTAAAGTTGCTGAAAAAGGCAAGAAAGAATCAAAGGCGGACGCTGCGAAAACCGCAACTCAAGGCGGAAAGTTTGGTACTTTGGGTTCGCAATTAAAGCCTAGTTGACTGTAGAATAAAAGTTTAAATAACTTGAACTAGAATATGAATGCTGAACAAACCCAACTAAAACAATTTCTTGAAAACTACCCTTTATATAAGCAATTCATTTGCTCTAAGGTTTTTCCAGCAGTTAACGATACAACTCTGAAGTTAAAGGAAATTGAGTATGATTGTGTACTTTGTAATGGCTTAAAACCCCTTCACAATACTGATAGAAACAATTTGGTCATTAGCATTGATTCATCAAAGAGGGAGACCATGAGTTTTGTTGAGTTTACTTGTGTTACCTGCGGGAAGTTTAGTAAAACGTATTTACTACACGTCCTGAAAATTGAAAATAATATTTTAGGAATCAATAAGATTGGTGAATTCCCACAGAAAGAATTACCTAGAAGCAAAGCATTGAGTAAGTTCTTTGCGGAAGACAAGCAGGAATATAATAAGGCTGTAGTATGTCTAGCCAATGGTTATGGGGTTGCTGCATTTGCATATATGCGGAGAGTGGTAGAAAAAAACATACATGGTTTACTGGATTTGATTGCAGAAAGCGCTGAACCCGATTCAAGATTAGCAGAAAGCTTGGCTAAATTAAAAACTACTAGTCCAATGAGTGACAAAATTGAAGTAGCAAACTATGTATTACCAGATTATCTGAAGCCAGATGGTTTTAACCCATTAGGTCAAATTTATGGACTATTGAGCGATGGTGTACATTCTTTACCAGATGAAGAATGTTTAGATAAAGCTCAAGATCTGCAAGCATGTTTAGAATTTTTAATTAGTGAGCTTGCGGCTCATAAAAAAAACAGGGAAGAGTTTAAGAGCAGATTAAGCTCTTTGCGTAAACGATGAAATATGCCGCCTACGGGCGGTTTTTTAATGAGTTAAATTTATGTCAGCAATGCTCCCAGAATGGACAACATCCTGCCCAGACTGGGAGGAACGTATTGTCGCTAAAAAGTCACTCATGCCTTGTGAACCACTTTTTCCAGAAGTGGCCGATGTAGCAGAGCGGATTTTTAAAGAATTAATCTTGGTCGATGTGATGGGTAGCCCAAAAATGGGTGAGGTCACATTGCCATGGGTGATTGAATTTGTCCGGGCAATCTTTGGTGCTTACGACCCAGAACAGAAAAAGCGTTTAATTCGTGAATTCTTCTTGCTGATTTCTAAGAAAAACACCAAGTCAACGATTGCAGCTGGAATCATGATGGTGGCCTTGATCTTAAATGATCGCATGTCGGCTGAACTCATTATTCTAGCACCAACAAAAGAGGTTGCTGACAACTCATTCAACCCAATCCGGGACTTTATTAAGGCAGATCCTGAGCTTCAGGAAATGTTCAATATCTCTGAGCACACTAAAACAGTCACTCACTTGGGTACCAATACGACCTTAAAAGTGATTGCTGCGGAAAGTAATGCTGCTGCAGGTAAGAAAGCCACGATCATCCTGATCGATGAAGTCTGGCTTTTTGGTAAGCGTGCAAACGCTGAATCAATGTTTCGTGAAGCAAAAGGTGGTCTGGCATCACGGCCTGAAGGTTGTGTGATCTACCTGTCTACCATGTCAGATGAAACGCCATGCGGTGTATTTAAGCAGTTGCTGGACTATGCGCGTGATATTCGGGATGGTGTAAAGGTCAATCCTCAGTTCTTGCCGCTGATTTACGAGTTTCCTGAATGGATGCTTGAAGCAGGTGAACATTTAAAGACTGAAAACTTCTATGTCACAAATCCAAACTTGGGTGCATCGGTTGATCTGGATTACCTGATTAACGAATTTGAGAAGGTTAAGGATGCTGGCGAAGAATCGCTGCGTGACTTCCTTGCAAAACATTTAAACGTACCAATTGGCCTAAACCTACGTGCTAATCGCTGGGCCGGTGCTGAATATTGGCTGCAGCAATCAAAAGAATTCACTCTGGATAAGCTGATTGAACAATCAGATGTTATCACATGCGGTATCGATGGTGGTGGCCTTGATGACTTACTCGGCTTCGCTGTACTTGGTCGGCATAACAAAAGCCGTAAATGGTGGCTCTGGAATCATGCTTGGTGCAATAAAACTGCAGTCGAGAGACGCAAAGAGAATGCGCCAAAATACGCTGACTACGAAAAGGAAAAAAGCCTAACCATTGTTGAGCGTATCGGTGATGACATTGACCAGTTAGCATCAATCGCAAAGAAATGCTTTGACTCTGGCAAGCTCGACAAAATTGGTCTTGATCCGCTTGGTCTGGGTGGTCTACTGGATGGCTTACTCGATGCAGGTATTCCTGAAGATAAGCTCATTGCAGTAGCTCAAGGTTTTAAGTTGATGGGCTATATTTTAACCACCGAGCGCAAATTAGCGGAAGGTAATCTTTACCATGCAGGCCAAGGCTTAATGACCTGGTGTGTTGGGAATGCGCGTGCCGTTGTGAAGGGTAATGGCATGATGATCAGCAAACAGGAGTCGGGTGTTGGGAAGATCGACCCATTAATCGCAACGTTTAACGCGGTGGCCTTGATGTCTATGAATCCAGAACAGGCCGAAAAAGAATACAACGTCTTCTTTATTTAATTTATTCACTTTCCAAAGCTCGCATTACGTGGGCTTTTTTATTGGGAGAGCCTTATGTCTGCTCTACATAAAACCTTTGGCTCTGTCGAAATTAAGAGCCTTGATGAGCAAAAGCGAACCTTCAAAGGAATCGCAAGTACACCAAATCAAGATCGCGCCAAGGATGTGATGGTGCCAAAAGGCGCAGATTTCGATCTGCCTATGCCTTTGCTATTTCACCATGACCCACGATCAGCCATTGGTCATGTGACGAGCGCAAAAGTTACCGCAAATGGTATCGAGGTCGAGATTCATATTCCTGAAATTGAGGAAGAAGGCGACCTGAAACGCGAAGTTGATAAGGCATATCAATCACTGAAATACGGTCTGGTCAAAGGCCTATCAGTTGGATTTATCCCGAATTGGGATGAAGCGGAAATGATCAAAGGTGGTGGCATCCAGTTCAATTCATGGGAATGGTATGAGCTTTCATTGGTGACTATCCCTTGTAACCGTGAATCAGAAACAGAATTTTCAAAAGCATTTGAGGAACACAAAGCCGCGTTGGGCAAAAAACCTCAAGACGTTCCAGGTGGCGATTCATCTGAACAAAAACACGTTGTCGTAAAACTTAATAGCCCAACAAAGGGTGGAGTGAAACTATGAAAGAGTATT